GAACTATATGATCCTGTAAGACTTGTCTTTCTGTCTAACAAAACAGGAAACTCTAGACCCGTGTCTACTTCATTAGTTTTTAAATTAAGTTTTTCTAAATATGTACCATCAGCTCTTTTAACAACTAAATATAAATAGTTTTGTATACAATCCCCATCTAGTAGTACATCTGTTGATTCAAATTTATATTTAGACCATGATCTTTGTAAGGCCTTTGATCCTGCATCAAAATAAAATTTATAAACAAATAAAGAATTTCTTTCTCCAGAAGCAAAAGCAAATAGAGTATTTTCAGCTGACGATCCTTTTAAACCTGTAAGTCCACCTGTTATATATCTTGGTAGGTTAACTGTAGTATCTAAAGCATCTTTAATTTCTGTGTCAGCATTTACATAGTATTCTCTAACACCTGCAAAACTACCTCTAGATATTCCAAAGTAAATATTCTGTCCAAGACCAATAGGCTTAACACCGTCATCTATTTCATATTCTGTAGTTTGATTAATAGATACAGTTTTAGCTGAAAGTATTTCTTCAGCGTCTAGTGTAAACTGTGATTGATCAGAAAATAAAACTAGCTGTTCATTAAAAGGTACAGCATATTTTAAAATTGAAACTTTATTGTGACTAACGGCTAGGTCAATCATATCATCATCAACAGCAGTAGTTACTGTTGTGGCCCAAAAGGTAAAGAATTTACCTGCCTTAGAAAATATTACATTTTCATCAGAAAGAAAACCAAGTCTATTTCTATAAAAGAATATGTCATTTATTTTTCTACCAACGAACGTAGGGTCGGGGCTAGTTACCTCGTCCCCTACAGTTCGAGATGCAAACTCTGGTTCATTATATGTAGTACCACCAACCGTGTAAGCTGAACCGTCTGCTTTGCAAAATCTAAAATTTCCATCAGCTGTTCTAATTAACAAATGAGGCATTGTTGACATATCAAAAGAATTATCTAATCCATCTTTTACTGTTTCAACCCAAGCAGAACCGTCCCACTTAACAAAATAATTATCAAACTCTGTTCCACCATCTCCAACAATTTCTGTAACAAAACCTGTGTAGCCTTTGTATGGTAAGTCAGCAAACGAGTTTGTTTTATCTTTAACTAATATTAAACCATCACCACCTAAACCATCTGATACAGAAGCAGTAAATGTTCCTGAGTTTTTAGAAACATAAATAATAGAACCATCTCTACTAATTGTATATCCTGATAAATTAGAGTTTAAATCGTTTGTTAATTCTGTTGCTATATTATCTGTTGTAATTGACGAAGCGTTACTAGAAGTAGAATTGTCTAAAGTTTCATAACTAGCAACAGATGATCCATCAATTGTAATTTCATAAGTTGTTTTATATTGACCATTCTTTACATAAAATATTGCTTCATCTGGTCTAGTTGTAGAAACACTACCAGACAATGCAGTAGTTTTAGTTTTGTTTACAATAAAAGTATAATCAGCAACAGTTACTAAATTAAAATCATCTTGTGGTGCTGATGATGTTAAATAAGATAAACCATCAGGAGTAACAACAGTTTTGTTATTACCTGCAAGATCATAAACTTTAACAGATTGGTTGTTTACTAAAACAACATACTGTTCGTTAGCATCTCTATTAATAATATGTACTTTACTATTTGTTAAAGTATCAGTGTTTAATTTTGCAATATGTTCTGTAGCAGGTCTTTTACCTAAACCACTAATAATATCAGAAAGGCCATTCTCTTGTATTGTAGCTTGGTTTGGTAGTTTAACTGTATCTGGTTGTTGGGAAACTCCATTTAACAAATTTGGAAGTGAATTTGAAATTAATCTTGCACTCATTATTCATCGCTAATTGTAGTTTTCGCAGGTTGAAAATTATCTCTGTCGATAACTCTATATGTACTGTAGTTATCAAAGATACTGTGATCTCTAGTATCTCCCTCATGTTCTTTCAAAGCAGATAAAGCTTGTAGTTCATCAATTTGATGAAACGTATGTAAAGTTTCAGACGCTAACATTCTATCTTGAAATATTCTAGAGGCTCTTATTGTAATATATCTTCTTGCTGTTTCTGGTAAATCTGTAAATTCTAAAAACCAAGTTATATTAACTCTTACATCTTTATTAATAGTGTAAGTATGATTTTCTCTATCCCAAAGTTTTCTTCCTCTTTCAACTAAATCTAAATCAGCATCTTGATTAGAGTTATCTACTCGTAAACAGTTAGATGGTAATTCAATTTGATTAGATGTATTTTTAACTAATTTGTAATTAGTATCAGTATTAAAATGCCAACCTACACTTTGTACTTCTCTAGAAACATTATCTAAAATTTGAATAGCAATAGATACATCTGTAGTAGTCGAAGATGTAATTGTGTTAACAGGACTTTCTCCTATCGCTGTAAGCATTACATTAACGCTTTCTAGTTTTGATGTTACTGTAGTTGTCATAATATAAATTCTATAAGTTAATAGAGAGGCGACCGAAGTCGCCCCTCAATGTAAACAACGTAATTAATTACGCAGTTTTGATTTCAATCGAACAGATTGGATTTAGAGGTGCATGACCCATAGCATACTTAGCTACCATCAATGTACCTTGTCTCTGAATTTGGTATTCCATTTCAGTAGACAGATCCATAAGTTTAACTGTTCCAACTGCATTTTTCTGCCAAACACAACCAACTGTTGTTGAGAAGTCTCCAGCAAAATTTGTGCTAGAACCTTGTGCAACACCAGCAGTGATGTTTGTAGATGGCAAGTTGTTTGTAGGTACAATGTTAATACCTGCAACTTTAAGAACTTTACCATCAGAGTAAGAACCAGATCCACCCCAATCTCTGTTAATAACAGTAGTACCTTGAATTAGATTGTAGTAAGTCGCTGGTGCAACTGCACAATATCTATCTTCTGCTGGTACATCGGCTGCATCTAATTTTTCAGCTGCACTGAAAATAGAAGCTGCTGCTGAAGATGCGTTAGTTACAAAGTCAGCATCAGTGATCGCCTGTCCTGCTGCTTGTGGTGAAGCTGCAGATGCTCTACTGTTTAAGATTAAGTTTTGATAGACGTGCTTGTCCATTTGGTTCGCAAGAGCCCTTCCCAATTCTTTTGAGTAAATTGACCTTACGTCATAATGCGACATCGCCTCATCGATCTTTGCGATAAACACAGGTGCAATCAATAAATTCTCAATAGAGATTGTTCTCTCATTGTGAGTTACAGATCCACCTGTGATTTCATTTCCAGCAGTGTGATATGCAGCAGTCGTAACTTTGCCAACTACAGGAAATTGTGCACTTTTGCCTGAACTAATTGTTCTGACTAAGTGTTTGTCTAGTGTCGAGTTTGCTGTTTCAAAAGCAGTAATAACTTCTCCACTGAAAATTTTTAAAAAACTTGCAGTGGTACTACCTGATCCAGCATTCTGACCTATATTTGATACAGTATAATTTGACATTATATATATCTCCTTATGTTATTATAGGTTGTTGCTAATTGAGCGTAGTAATTTCAGTATCAGAATTATCCGTCCTCAGACGGGTTAAGTCTTACTTTCACTTGCTATTCTAGGACAGCAATTTATCCACAGAATTTTATTAAATAACTTTAGATCTAGAAACTTTGTCGGCAACCATTTTTCTAAATGCACTATCTGTAGCGTATCTAGGATCTGCCATGTCAGCTTTCATTTGTCCTAAACTTTCATACGCAGAACCAGATTGTTGTTGTGCATTGTCGCCTGTTGATAGGCTAGGTTCTTTAGTTTCAGATTGAAAACGAGCATACATACCTTTTATAGTAAATAATGCAGTCTCGTTATCTCCACTTATATTGTTATTAAATTGTTGTATTTCACTTTCGGGTAAATTTTCAGTTACCCAATCAGTCATACTTTTATAATTTTCTTCGCCACCTGTACTGTCAAAAGCTTGTTGTTCAAACTTTTGTGCAACAGCATCTAATCCTGCTAAATAATTATCAATGTATGATTTTGGCAATCCTGCTTTTTCAAGAGATTGAATAGTGTTTTCACTTAACTCTCCATTTTCATCAAACTCTTTTTGTGCACTATTAAAATCAAACGTACTAGGAGGCGTATCTGCTTCTAGTTTGGTTTCTTCTTTAGGTGCCTCAGATTGTTTCTTTTCTAATTCTTGATAAGATTTTATTAAATCTTCTTGAGACTTAAACTTACCTAAAATTAATTCTTCTTTTGCAGGTGCTTCTGTCGGTGCTGTTTCAGTAGTTGCAACATTATTTGCATCATCAGCTTTTTTAGACATTTCATCTAAATACTCTTGAGTTTCTTTTACTTCTTCGACAGGTACTTCTACTTTGTCAACCATTTCTTCTCCTTATTATTGATCTTGATTTTTAAAACTATCCCTGACCATACCCATGCCCTCTTTTACAACGGCAGGGGAATTTTGTTCCATCATCATTTGTTCTTGTTGAGCTTGTTGTTCTGCTTGGATTTGTTCAGAAGATTTTATTAGTCCTTCCATTTCTACTCCAAGAGAGGTACCAACACGTTTCACATACTCATCTAAATTTAGATAAGTCATAAGCTGTTGTGCAAAAGGTTGTAGCTGTTGTACAAATGTATTTAATCTTTGTAGGTCGCTAGATCTACCTAAAGCTTCTAGTCCTGTTACAATTTTAGGACGTATACTTTCTTTAGGTAAAGTTGGTAATGCTTTCTTTCTTTCCATTTGAAACATCAATCTGTTTATCAATGGAAGTTGTAATTCTTGAGACAATAAAGAATACAAGCCACCTAAACTATCGTCTAGTTCTTTAGAAACATAGTTTATTTCTGTAGCTGTAACTCTATCGTTTTGTCTTTGTACTGATGTATTTAACATAAAAGCAAATTGTAATCTTTCTTCAATTAACTTCATTGTTTGGAATGCAATATTAAAATCAGAAAACTTATTAACTTGAAGTGTAGTAACATCTTCTGCATTACCCTCACGGATTGCACCGTTAGGACTTTCAGATAAAGTTTTTAAACGAGTTGATCCATTTGGTTTTACTAAAAATAAAACTTTACTTGCAGCGGCAGAACCCTCGACTACAGATCTGTATAATGCTTCTAAGCTACGAAGATCGCCAATGTATTCTTCTATAAATCCTCTACCATAATCACTATTGTCAATAGACGTATATCTTAATGGTATGAATGCGTTTTTATCTATAGGATATGTACCTACAGATGATGGTACAATCTTTTCGTAAATCTCTTGGTGTACTTCCCATTTTTTACCGTTAGCTGATCTTTTAACACATGTATAAATTTCACAAGTATCATCGTAACCATCTTTTTCTTTATCTCCCTCTACTAACAATTTTTGT